GAGGAAACATTCTGCAACCTTGCCGTTGCTGTGGTGTTGGCAGATCCGAATGCGGACTGCTTCGCCCGTTGTAAAACATTGTGTGCATTAAGCATCTTTCACCTCTTTTGATTCTGGATTGATTACGACATACAATTTCTGCACAAGTGCAGCCTTCGTCAGTTCTCTTGGATAGGATACCCACTCGTCTTCATCCATATCACGAGCAGGCAGTCCGATCATGTATCCCCTATCCATGTAGATAAACATGACCTTCTCTCTTTTCACTTTAGGCATTCAGCACCTCCCTCACTTGTAATTGGCACAACACGCCGGGAAAGAAACGCCCGCTGGTACTCGGCCATTCATACTCGCCAGGTGTCACACTGACGCTCTCAAGCGATGTGGTGTTACTATAAGGACATTTGAAAGTTCTCATCGCCTCCAGGTATTGCCCACAGTAATCTACCAGCTCTTCAGCAAAACCTTTCAAGCCGATGCCCTGCTCGCTGGCATCCCATAACATCAGGTCGTTGATCTGCCACACAACGGTCATGGTCGTGCCAATGGCAAGGAAATTCGCTTCACGCCCTTCACCTGGCTGATTGCCAAGCGGTAAGAGAAGCCTGGCAGGCAGGATCGCCGTTGTGATAGATTCCGGTAACTTGTCAAGGTCATATGCCGTTGGTGTGACACCACTCTTTGTTGTGATGGTCTTCGCCGCAAGCGCATCATATACGTTCAAAATCACACTCATGGGATCCGCCTTCGGTAATTATCCAGGATGCTCTTGACATCCTGCGGAATGGATGCGGGCATAATCGTCACGCCATCTCCTGTCACGAATGGGCGGTCAATATCCGCACTCGTGTCCTTCTGTCTGTAAAGGAATGCCGTCAGCCGTACGCAAGCGTGGGCAATATCTGCAGGGGCAATTGTGGAATAGCCCCATGTTCCGGCCACAATAATCTCGCTGTCAGCATCGTACAATTCCCAGTCGGTATCATCGTCCAGCTTGATTGCCCACTTTGGTGTTTCGTTTCTCGGCATCAGCTTGTAATTCGCACTGGCAATTTCTGTGGTATCCTCATCGCCGTTGGTCAGCGTGGTCACGGCCAGCAGATCATAGCCGAACAGATAAAGATATTTGCCATCCACTGCGTCAGCGCCGAAATATTTTGTTGCTGTTTCAGCTTCAAATATTCGCCCGGTATAACTGTTGATTACGCCAGTTGCACGTGTGATAAACGATTCCAGCAGGGCATCATCACTCATGGCAGCAATCCCGAGATATTCTTTCACATCCACAAGCGTTGCATATGCCATTATTTCACCGCCTTACCGACTTCCTTTTCGGCTATCACCTTGTCGTCCATCTTGTCTTTGATTGCCTTTGTGGATCGCTTGTCAGGCTTGCGCACAATCTTGACCGCAGGCGCATCAGGCTCACCCAGAATCTCAATATAGCCAGCCCTGAAGAAATCATCCACCTTCTCTGTTGGTACATTGACAATCATGCCCGGCTCATACAACTGCTGATATACAAATTGTTTTAAAATCTTTACTCGTGTCATACTTTCATATCCTTCCTTTGTCGGATAAACCGGCAGGCCGTTCTTCTCAATGTGTGCGCACTTAACATCAAATCGGCATATCTGCTTCATTCCGTATCTTGTGGTATCCACCGCGATTGCCCAATCAGGGGCATAACTGCCCCCCGATGCCCTGAAATTGAACAACTCTAAAACTCGCCGCCTGAACAGTGTGAAGCCCATCCCCACTCCGCTCACCCATGCCCATCCCCGTGACTCTGCCTGGCTATATTTGCGTGGCAAGTATGATATAGATTTCTGTATGTTCGGACTGTCTTCAATATACAGAAACGCATTCACACAATAAGCGCCATGCCTCAGCATATACAATCCATATACAATATCGGATTCCGTTTCCCACAACTTAATCAGCCCATCCTTCGGGACAATCATATCATGTTCAAATGTGACCAGTGCGTCATAGCCCTCATCCAGCACCCGCCTTTGAATTTGCTGATATTGGTGCAATGTGTTTTTGTGCTTGCCATCTCTGCCATAGGGATTATCCAGCCCGATCACCCAATCAGCCTCACAGCTCTCAGGTATTTCCAATCCGTAAAAGGAATTCACAGATTCCGGCCATGCCTGAATAACGCCTTTTTCCTCATAGGTTGGCATGAAAATAAGAATTCTTTGCTTTGTATCTTTTGTCATATTCTTTTCCATTCAACCGGCAGCACCGCATTATTCCGCACAAGCCCGCCGTGCAATAAATAATCGTTTGGTTTTGTTGGTGGTGCACCATATGCCTCAATGATACCGTCTGTGACTGCATCACAACACAGGTACACCACCTTCTGGCACCCAAACCAGATGCCGAGCTTCTCTGCGATCACAACACTCGGTAAATTCCATTCAACCGCAAAATCTCTTGGTGCGTTGAAAGAGTACACTGGCTCATAATCCACGTCATCTATCAGTTTCAAAGATTCCAGTTCGTGTAATAGCAGTGTCGCTTTTTTCGGATACACAAATAGTTTATCTTTTTGCAACGAATATAGCGGGTTGTCAGGTTGCAGTGATTCCACTTTTTCAATAGCGCCATTAATCGCCATAACAACGCCTTCAAGTTGTTCCGTTTGCAAGCGTGCCAGTGACGGGCCCCTGCCAATCACTGTTAGCACCTCGCCTTTATGGATTCCTAACAACCCGCTAATCGTTTTCACCTTATGCCGTTGGATGCACGCCGTATCCGATGGCTTCAGCGTTCAGAACGCCGTAGACACAATCGAACAGGTAGACCAGCTCAATCTGACCATAGCGCGCACGGGTGTAGGGATCTCGAATCATCTGCAAGCCCTGCCCGTTGCGGATGCCAACCTGCGACCAGTCACCAAAGAAGATGGATTTCTTGCTTGCGGCAATCGTATCCGCCTTATTGGTGAAGTGAACAGGGAAGCCCAACAAACTCTCTCGGAAACTGCCCTGCGGGGTCTGTGCATAGATGCGTGGATTGTCTTTGAGTGACACGATCTTCGCATAGGAAGGTCCGCTCATCACCCAGTTAGCAGATCCGCCATCCAGGTAGCTCACCATGTCGGACTGAAATACCATCTCTTCAATCTCGCCGAGTGCAACCGCCGTAGCAGACGCAAATGTCTTCAGCAACGTGCCGTAGCTCTCAACCTCTGTAATCAGCAGGTCGTTGTGTGTTTTTGCCATGCCACGCCCAACCCAGTTAGCCAGGAATGCCTCAAGCCGTGAATCCTCATCTCGCAATAGTTCGTGTGAGATGCGAATAATCTTGCTGTATTTAGCAAGGGTCAGCTGTTTGCGTCCGGTCGCCGGTGCGTCATCATCAAATTCTGCAGTTTCGGTTGTGACCACAAATTCGCCGTCAGCCTCATTGTCATAAGGCACGTTGATGGTGGTACCAACGCCTGGAATTTCAGTCACGCCCAACTTCTGCCATAAAGCAGATTCGTCACGCCGGGCAATCACGTTCTGATAGTGCCCTATTGGAACCAGGTATTGCCCATCAGCCGGTGTGGTGATGTTCATGTCAGTGTCGTTGGACGCTTTCAGTGAACGCATAACGCTGTTCTCTTGCCCGGTGCGAACAAAGTGCATGAAGCCCTTCATCTCGTCTTTTTCACCAAGCGAAGACACAACAGCGGGTGCGGTCACTTTACCCTTGATCTGACCGGGCATCGCCTTCAGCTCGTCAACGATGGATTTCTTCATCTCGGCAAGTTCAGCCTTGATGTCAACCTGCGGGGCAGGTTCTTGCTCAACAATGGGTTCTAATACTTCATCAGTCATTACTAATTCCTCCTCAGGAATAATTGTTTGGGTTGATTTGATTTCGCCATCCGTTGCGTCAGCCACGTCCACCGCGCCCTCAAGCGCCTCCGGGATCGTCTCCGTGACGGTAACAGACTTTGATTCGATAACGGCGTAGTCATTCGCCGGTAATCGCCATTCGTTTGTGTCAAACAGTGCCAGCTCGCCCACGGGCCACACGTCGATCAGCCCGCCCTTGCCCATGCGAACTAAGTGCGACACGGCACCGCTGGACGCCTTGATACCTTCGGGTCCAGCCAGTATCAAGCGCTGTGCCAGCGGTTCTTCGTAATCCAGCATCGGCTCAAACCAGTGCCCACGCTTATCCGTGCCTACATAGGTCGCGCGTCCAATCACAACAGGCGGCACCTGCTTCTCGTCAGGCTTATCCGGTCCATAGCCGTGATAGTAGGTGATGTTCACCTGGTCGCCCACCTTCAGCCAGATGTCCGTGTCCTCATGGAAGGCTTCGCCGTCCAGGTCACGCCCTTTGATCGGGCCGCCGAACGGAACGCCCAGCACACGCCAGCCCACGTCGGTATATTCGCCGTCTGCTTTTAAGCGCTTGTCGGTTTCGGTTTCACGCTCGACCACCTGCCCGTCGGGTATCTGTATCTTGATTCGTAATTTATTCATGTTCGATCTCCTGTTTGAATGCGTCTTCTATCGACCTAAGTGCATCACCGCCATACAGCATCACCGCCTGCTTTGTGGTGATCCAGCCCGTGTGCCGGTGATAACTGGTCTGCTGGGCGCTGTCCTGCACCAGCCTGGCATAGCTGACGTTCGTGCCAATAATCGCCTTGAAGCCGTAGTTTTGCGACCTGACCGTCCACGACTGCCCTAACTTCTGACTGCCCGGTGACTGCCCTCTGCGGTAGGGGACTTCAATGTCACCTTTTCTCAAATGGTAGAAGAAGCCGCGCCGGACTTTCGGGTCCAGCTTGATAAGCGGATTCGGGCGGGATGTGTGCGTCGGGTATTCTCGCATCCTGCCCTGTAAGTCCTCAGCGGCTGCTTTGATCGCCGCCTTGACCCGCTTCATCGCTTGAATAGAATCCAGTTTCTTAATCAGTTCGTCAGCGCCTTCTAAGCGGATGGTTTGTGTCATCGCCGCACCTCTGGCAAGCGGTAGGTCACCCAGCACCGGCAGTTCGGATGGGCTGGCGGGTATTGCCCGTCGGTGATCTCTGTGCGGTGTTTCGGCCAGCAGATCGGGCAGCGCCGCACAATCTCATCATTCGCCGTCTGCCAGATCGGCACCATGCGAATCCCGCTGTCCCTGTAAATCTGCTCAATCACTGCCCGCTCACCTTCCACCGCTGCCCGTGTCGTTTCGGTGATGGCGATCATCTCGGCGCGCACAGGGGAATACCACTTTTCAAGTTCTGCCCGCAGTTCGCCAAGATTCCAGCCTTCTTCATAGAAGCGGGGAATCGTTTCGCCTAAGTGTTCATAACGCCTGTTGAACAGCTGCTGGAGCATCCCTTCGGTGTGGCGCCGTGCCCACTGTGACGCGGTGGTGTTCACCATGTCCCAATCGACACCCACGCTGATCTCCACCATCAGCCCTTCAGCTTGCTGCAGGTAGATATCCACCAAGATCGGCTCGACATCCTTCTGAATGTCACGCCAGCCGTTCTGCCAGTATTCGTTTGGCACGTTGGCAAGCGCAGGCGGATCGCCCAGCAGATCCATCAGCTTCGACAATTCAGCGCGCAAATCACGCCCGACAATGCGGGATAGCTTGCGTTCTAATTCGTCGCGGTTGATAACTTCCATTACGGATAGCCTCTCCATTCCAGCGCGTTATCGAACACCGCCTTGACTTCTTCAACGGTCTTTGCCGCTTCAAGCGCGCCGGATATTGCGCCGTGCAAACTTGCCGGGATGATGTCGCTCTCAAACTCGCGCAGTTCACGCCCATCGGATATTCGCTTCTGCGCGAATCGCATCCAGCGCCCTAACTCCTGTGTCAAGTTATCGTCAAAAATCGCTCCTGACGCTTCCTGTGCGTCCTGGTGGCTTTCTAACTGTGCAATCTGGTCGTCTGCCAGGTCATAACTGGCAATATCCAGCGCTAACTTTGAAGGCAAGCCAGCCCGCACCAGTTTCAACAGCAGGGAAGCCCGTTCGCTCTCGTCTTCCTGGAACAGTTCCAGCTCATTGAAGGCAAATTCGATCCGCAAGCCCTCACGCTCCAGCAGCTGATTGTTCAGCACGCTCTCAAACTTGCGCGCTCTTGGCGTGATCGTATCCTGGTAGAAGGACTTGCGCTCCTCGACAGCGGTGGCATAGTTAGCGGCTTCGCTGTCCAGCATGGTCTTCGGCACGCCAAAGGCGACAGCCAGGTTGTGTTTGGCTTCTGCATTCAGATCCGGCATAGCAAGGTCTTTCAGCAAGGGCGTCAGCTGTGTCGGGGTGATCGAACCGGCCCGCACACCCAGCACCCGGAAGGCGTTCTTGATCGCGGTGGCGGAACGTTTGAACCACTGCTCAACCCGGCTGATTTCGTTCTGGGACGCGCTGTCAATACCCAGCAGGGTGACGGGCATTGCGCCGCCTTCGAAATACATCTCAGGGAACTTAGCCAGCGCATACAGCAGTTTCGCGTCCATGTTGGCGGCTTTGCCCGGTGACACGCCCGGAAGGATGTCCTGCCAGGGATCGAATTCTGCAAAATAGATCATGTCGTACTCACCCGTGAAGATGTTGTTCTGCCAGATGGCGCCGCTCTGATTCTGTTTGATCGTGATCACGCCGTCTTTGTAGTCCACGTGCATATCGAAGGGGTTGCGATATTGCACGTCCTTCTGATAGCCCGACTGGTTGCGCACGATCTCGCCATACACCGCGCCGGACAGCAAGGCGCCTGCCTCCCACTTCCACAGCAACTCGTTCAGCTCTGTCGGGTACGGCCACGCCTGCTCGCTGGCTTCGTCATTCAGCTTGTAAATCTTGACCGGCACGCTGGCAAGTGTGTCACAGCGCAGCTGCACCAGCCGG